GCAATTGCTTCTAACTTTTGTCGGTTTAAGTCCGAGTTTGCTTTACTTTTGTCACGAGCGTGGCACTAGTTGTTGTTTTCGACACTCTCGTTGCCGACGCCATGATGATGGCGTTGAAGATGAGTGCTGCCTCCAAGCTGGGGGCGGATGGTTTTGAGGTGAAGCATGGCGTTGCCCTTGGGTTGACGTGCTCTGCTATTCTCGTCGCGTTACGCGCGAGTGGCAAGGTGCGCAAGCCCACTCTCCTGACTCCGTCCCAAGTTGGGATGTTTCAGGGGAAGGGGGGCAAAACTTACTTCCGTGCGAACGAGTTCGGCCGGCTTTTCGAGGCCGTGCCGGACGTGATCCAGACGGCCACGACCCAAGGGGCCGTGCCGACTCTGTCGTACACGATGGTCCCGGTTGACGAGGGTGCGTCGGAATCAGTGCTGCTGGGGGCTTTGCCCCCACGCACCTGCATTTCGGCGCCCGACTTCCTGGTGGGCATCGGCCTCAGGCAAGGAGATGGTACCATTCGGCCCATCGGCTTGGGCTGGAGGGAAGGCAATTACCTGTTCACGGCTCGGCACACAACCGAGGATCCGTCCAAGGCCGGCTACCGCGCAACGAGCATCGTGCTCTTCAACGCGAAGGAGTCGGTGGACGTTGAGCTCCGTGGACAGCACCCGCTCAAGGTCGTTACGCGAGGGCATTTTGCATCGCAGAGCGGCCGCGACATACAGGCGATACTCATCCCAAAGGATGCGTGGTCAACCATTGGCACTAAGACCGCCAAGGACAACAACTTCGGCAAGGCCGCGAGTGGTCCTTGCGAGGTTTACGGTGTGGTTGGCGCGGGGTTCTTGATCTCAAGCGGAAGCTTGGTCGAGGACGTATCCCTCCTCATGGATCTGGGTGCAGTCAAGCACCGCTGTTCCACTACCTACGGTTTCAGTGGGTCCCCAATTCTCATTCTCCGGAACGGACGAGTGATTATCGTGGGCCTGCATATCGCTGGCGGCGGCGACAACTCCGAGTTTAACTACGGGGTTTGCGCTTCCGCCATCCGTGGGATTCGTGAAGATGCGGGCTTGCTCACCAAGACAGTCCTGGGGAACGTATTCCGGATGCTTACCGGGCCCAGCGAGTCAGTTGACTGGCGAGAGGCCCAGGGTGAGTGGGATGAGGACACCTACGAGCGGATGGCCACCGAACATGGCTACGCGGATGCGTTGGATGAAGATCTGACCACGTGGGTCACGAAGGAGGAGGCCGAGAAGGACAAGCGCATGCAGCAGGACCGAGCACATTGGTCTACTGCCGTGGGCATGCAGTCCGAGATGACGGTGCAGGGGAGGCGCGCTTTAGCGAACCCCGGGATGCTGGCTGGCGGGAGCCACTGGCATCGCACTGTTGCGAACGAGTCCCCTGGGAACGAGATCGCGGTTATGGAGACATTGACCGCGGTCCAGCGCCAGGAGGACCCAAGGGTCCGGGGAGTGTGGTACAGCCAAGGCTGGACTGACGTTGCGTTTATCAAGGCTTTGGTGAACTGCGTCAAGTCCGAGCTGATTGGCCACACCTCCGTCCGTAAGACGTTGGTCGCGCTGAAGAGCGCGGGTCGCGTTGAGACGACGGAGTACGGCGGGAAATTTTGGGCCCGCATCCCCGGAGTGGAGGAGGTTCAGCAGGAACCGGCCCCCGAAACCACCCCCAGCCCCACCGCCATTTTGGCGCGGGAGCAGGCGTTGACAAAGTTCAACCCAGCTCCGGGGCTGAAGAGGACCGACTCTCAGTTCGTCGGCGCAAGCGCGCCGGCGAGGGCGGCATCAAGCTCAGCATCCACCTATTTGGAGCCAACAGGCTCTTTGAAGGGGGGGGTGAAGAATGAGTCGCCGCCGGCCGAGAGAGGTCTTAAGCCACCCGTGTCTTTTGACCACGGGCCACGCTGCACGCCGTTGAGACGGCGAGCTACCGAGAAAACACCCGTCTACTGGGCGCGCAACCGCGCGGAGGTGGACGACGAGGTCGACTACCCCCCTCTCACAGAGGAGGCGAAGTCCGACTTCGTGCTTTGGATGGAAACGGGCGACTACGGTGCGCTCGGCAGATTGAAGGACGTCGGAGCTCAGAATTTGCTGGAATTACCTAGCATGGCTGAGTTCAGGCGCTACACCCAGGCGGGAAACCGCCGGGCCTTCAAGGACTCCAACCCCGAGAAGAAGAAGCATGTCTACTTCGACAAGCGGGGGGGGGTCTTTGCCGAGCGCAAGTACACGGTTGATAAGGCTTTTGGTAAGACTACCGAGCTTGTTCCCGTGGACCCCGAAGTGGTCTCGTCGATGATGGCCGTCTGCAAAGTGGACTTGTCCGGCTGGTGCCTACCTCCCTCAGGAGGTGTGGCCGTGCAGGAGAGTTTCCGCGGACAGGCCTCTCGGCAGACCCCAGGTGATTGGGAGAAGTTGCTGGAGCAAGAGAACATCGTCAATGTGATGGACGAGGTTGTCGGGGATTACCCCGTCACCCGCGGGTTCACGGCGACGGGGTTCGGCGAGCACATCGACCGATACCTGGCGTGTTCCGACCCGACCAAATCGGCGGGTTGGTCGGCCCGCTATCGACCCGGATCCAAAGGGATTTGGGCCAGAGCAGAGAACCGGGACCTGCTTGCATATTTGGTGCAGGCGCGGGTGGCGCTTCAGATGTCTGAGGCGTCAGCCGTACACCGGTACTCCGTGGAGAAGGTGTTGGAATTGGGGTTGCGAGACCCAGAAGAGGTCTTTACCAAGGGCGAGGCCCACGGTCCGGAGAAAGCCGACAGCAAGCGCTGGAGGGTGATCTGGATCTGTGGCATGGTCGATGCTTGCTTGCAGGACGTCCTGCACTATGCCCAGAACAAAGCGGATATCCGATCGTATGCCAACGGGCACATGGTCGGACAGTCCGTGGGCATGGGCCATCACGACGATGGCATCAAGCGCACGGGAGAAGTCTTCGACTCCATCTCGATGGGCGTGAACGCCCTTCGTGGAGCCGACGCCTCTGGCTGGGACTTGAGTGTCTGCAGCGACGGCGTCTACTTCGACGCGCAGAGGCGCATCCAGCGCATGGACGAGAGCGAGACCCCCCATTTGGCGGTCGCGAAGGAGCTTATGTTCTGCCAAGCTGCGGTTAACAGCCGCCACGCCCTCGTCATTGGGACGGGAGTCGTGTGCTTGCAGACGTATGGCCTGACCGCCACGGGCATCCCGTCGACGACGGCACAGAACTCGGCAGTGCGCCGCTTCTCCCTCAGAGGGTGTGGAGCGGCCGCCGCCACGGTTTTGTCCGACGACGAGGTGCACCGCGGGGACGTCGACGAGGTCCTCCTGGCGACGACGGGTGTCATCACAAAGGAAGGAAG